ACTTGAAGGTTGCAGAATTATACGATACTGTTGACCTCAACCTACCTATGCCGTCCTCATCATCCCAGCGAACAGGAGCAATAGCTGAACAAAAGTTTATCACTGAATGTTTGGAACGGAACTTTGAACCACACCTACCTGTAACACCAATGCCGTGGGATATGATCGTCACGTGTCCAGCAGGAACCCTGAAGGTACAAATCAAAGCAACGAACACACGGGCTACTCCAGCTAAGAATTGTTATAGCTGTGTCACATCCGTTGGTTGTGAGAATAAAGACTATATGTCACACGACATCGATGTTGTTGGTATATATGTTGTGCCTGAAGACACGTGGTGGATGATACCAAGAAATGAAATACAATCTAAAACCGTAAAACTAAACCCAGCACCTGACAGTACATCGAAGTACAAGAAATGGCAGGAAAACTGGAGCCTATATTATGAATAAAACATTATTGATTGATGCTGACGTGTTAGCGTTTGAAGCATCAGTAATAGCCGAGGAATCAATTGAGTGGAAGGAGGAGATGTGGACAGTACACGCAGACATGGCACTAGCCAAAGCTCGTATTGTTAATCGCGTCGAACAGTTCAAAGAGAAGTTACAAGCAGACGACATCGTTATGGCTTTGACTGATCGGGCTAACTATCGTCGTATTCTCAACCCCGACTACAAGTCTAACAGATCAAAGAGTCGATTACCTATCATATTAAAACAAGTAAAGAAGTGGATAATAGAAGAAATGGACGGTCAACTATGGCCGAACTTAGAAGCTGATGACATCATATCAATTCTGGCAACGGACAAAAAGATGGATGAGGAAACGATTATCGTCTCCATTGACAAAGACTTCAAAAGCGTACCGGGCATCTACTACGACTTCAACAAAGACGAAACGCATCACGTCAGTCAGGAAGACGCAGACCGATACCACCTGATACAAACACTTACGGGTGACGCAACAGATGGATACAGCGGTGTACCTAAAGTGGGAGCTGTCACTGCCAAGCGTCTACTTGATAAAGAAGGATACGATTGGGATGTAGTGAAGAAATGCTACGAAGATGTAGGACTCACCGAGAACGATGCTCTGATGAATGCGTGGATGGCACGACTGCTGCAAGCGGATAACTATTGCTTTAGAACTAACACAATAAAAAAACTATGGACACCGAGAAACTACCAAACCAAGGATATACTAAAGATTTCACCACAGGTGCTAGACGTGACGGGGACATTGGACGGGGACGACCCTCGCTTATTCCTCCAATCGCCTTACGCAGTCTCGCCAAAAGATTTGAAGATGGCGGAAAGCTTTACGGAGACAACAACTGGAGAAAAGGATTTCCGTTAACACGACTGTACGACAGTATGTTCAGGCACTTGTTAGCGTTGGCTGAAGGAGACGAAACGGAGGATCATGCGGGTGCGATCTTGTGGAATGCGTCAGCGTGGTTGTGGACAAAGGATCAAATAAAACGTGGTAATTTACCAATAGAACTGGATGATATAGAAAGCGACGAATGAAAGTACTGATAGCGTGTGAATATAGCGGAGCAGTGAGAGATGCTTTTATAAAACAGGGACACGATGTAATGTCTTGTGACTTATTACCTACAGATGTAGAGGGTCCGCATTACCAAGGCTCTGTTATAGATATACTTCACGATGGTTGGGACTTGATGATAGCTCACCCTCCCTGTACCTACCTAGCGGTAAGCGGCAACAGATGGTTATATAACAAAGACGGCAGCAGGAATGAGGAGCGGTGGGCAAACAGAAGAGAAGCACTTGACTTTGTACGGTTACTTATGAATGCACCTATCGAACGGATAGCAGTTGAGAATCCTGTGAGTGTTATATCTTCAGAGATACGAAAGCCTGATCAGATCATACAGCCTTGGCAGTTTGGGGACGAAGCACAGAAGACTACTTGCCTGTGGTTAAAGAATCTACCTAAGTTAAAGCCTACCAAGATTGTGGGTAAGGGTGAGTTTGTTACATTCAAGAGCGGTAAGAAACATCCGGCTTGGTACGCTGAAGCATTTGCTAAAGCTAAGACCAAAGCAGAGAGACAGAAGCTACGCTCTAAAACATTCCAAGGTATAGCAGATGCTATGGCTGAACAGTGGGGAGTAGGGTGTAAACAGGAAAATAAACAACTAGAACTTATATGACAACTGAAGAAATAGTATTACCAGCACTTAGCAAAGATTTAATAGATAAGCTTGACAAGCTGTACCCTGATAAATGTCCGCTGTTGACAGACGACGATAGATTGGTATGGTTTAAAGTAGGACAACGTAGTGTAATTAATTATTTACAACAGATATACGACGAACAACTTCAAGATAACATAGTAACCAAACAATAGTCATGTGCTTTAGCTCACCATCCGTACCTGCTCCTCCACCACCACCAGCACCACCTCCTCCCCCGCTACCTACTGCGGAACGTGCTGTTACTCAACGAGCTATGAGAGCGGAACCTAAGAAGCGTCGAGGCACACAGCAATTGACTGTTCGTCGTCCTAGTGTTTCAATGGGTGGAGCAGCTGGCCAGACTGGCGTACAACTTTCACAATAAAACAAAGTAATAATATAACACATGAGCCTTCGCACACTAGATAAAAAGACACTACTCTCAGATGCTACATCAGCAGGGGCGGGTAGTTCGTTCGGGTCTGAGCGTACTAAGGGATATACATTTGTAATCTCTACTACAGTCGCCGGTACAGCAACCATAGCCATTCAGGCGTACATTGGAGGAGGATGGAGAACGATCCACTCTGAAGACGTAACCACTGACGGAGATGTAATGATCAGAGATGACCACGGTCACTACGAAAAGATCAGAGCTAACATCACAGCTTACACCAGCGGTACACACAGCGTGTTCTCTACTGGTACAGTTGATTCTCTTTAATGGGACTGACGTTTACATCGGACGCACGTCCACCCAGTAACACACAGCTTCTGCCTAACAGATTCCTACGTCCTGCGTTTGGTGAGTTGTACGGGTTTGATGCTGATGCAGACAGTGGCGGTGTTACTCCCTCTATAGACGGAGCGTTAACGACAGAACTAAGTGAACCGTTAACTACTGAACTTGGCGACTTTTTAGCATTCGATGAGAATGTTGCTTATTGGACACCCGCTTTACTGACTACAGAGAATTGGTACGATGCAGCAGATACTGCTACTATTACAGATACAGCAGGGGTAGTGTCACAGTGGGACGACAAGTCAGGTAACGCTAATCATTTGACTGCTGTTGGTAGTGGTATTTTTACGGATAGAAGAACTAGGAACAGTAGTAATGTTATGGACATTGAGGAGGGTTCTTACTTTACAAAAACTGCATACCAACTACCTGCTGACTGTTCAATCTTTATGATGGCAGGGATTGATGCCATTAGTGTTAATACAGATGCACTTTTAGCTATACGAGGGGGTTCCAGCAATAACTTTCAATTTGACTCAGGCGATGTAGTAGGAGATCAAGATCAGTTTTTTGCTCGCTTTAATGCAACTAATATAGGTACTACTAATACTTTCTCTCCTACTGTAGATCAAAAAGGACCGTCAATATATGAATTGATTTTTGATTTAAACGGAGATGGTGATCTAGAAGTTTTCATAGACGGCACAACTTTTGGTACAACTGCGTACACTGCTCAATGCGGAGCAGGAGCGGAATTACTTCTATTCACAAATCGTTCCCTGAATCAATTTCCTGACGGATGTGCTGCTGAATTTATCATTGTTCCATCAGTACTTTCTACAACAGACAGACAAAAAATGGAGGGATACCTCGCTCACAAATGGGGACTCACTGCTCAGTTAGATGTTTCGCATCCTTATAAAACTTCAAGACCACTCGCATAATACTCATGGCTAATAAAAAAATTACAGAACTTACAGACCTGCCGAGTCCAGCCGGAGCCGATATAATGGCTATCGTGGATGACGTATCAGGCACACCCACAACTAAGAAAGTAACCGCTACTAACCTGATGACCCTAGCACCTGTGCAATCGGTAGCAGGACGGACGGGTACAGTTACGCTTAGTAACACAGACATCAGCGGGTTGGGAACATCAGCAACACAAGATGTAGGGACTGCTAACGGAAATGTTGTACAGTTAGATGCGACAGGTTTACCCGCAGTTGATGGAAGTCAGTTAACAAACCTCCCTACTCCTGATGTAGATGGTCCTATCAATGATAACCTCAGAGGCACGGACAACCCACACATCGGAGCGTTTCCTAATCAAGCATTTAAGGTTGTAGACAATCCTTTTAACTCAGCATTTTTAGCAGCCCGTGAAGATGGGGAGATTAGTGTTATTACAAGTGCAGGGGCTGAAGTTCTTTCAAAAGGATTTTCTATAATCGAGGACAGTACAGAACCTGACATCGAAGCAGCTGGTACTCTTAACGGAGCAACTGAAAACTACTCTGTAATCAGCGGAGACTCAGACAGTAAAGGAGCAAACGGATTACCACTCAGACAAGGTTTTAACAATCCCGATATAGGGGCAAACCCATCACCAATTTTAATCTCAGGCGGTACAATCGCTTAACAAAACTTCTAACTAATATAAAATTATGGCAACAGTATATATCGCACCAACCGCACAGGGTTCCGCAGACGGAACATCAGAAGCAAACGCTTACGCTTATTCATCACTTAGTTCCGCAGAAACAGATGCAGGAAACGGAGGAACTATTCTATTTTTGGATGGTACATACACTTTCACAGGGAATCAGACATGGGACAATGGCGGTGAAAGTGACATGACCTACAAAAGTTTGAACGACCAAGGTGCTTATTTATTAGGTGCAACATCTATCAGACAGCTAACTATTGGTCCCTCTTCAGGAACCGCCACCGCAAAACTAGAGGGGTTCAAAACAGGCAATATTTATTATGTAGCAGGTTCCGCTTCCACAACTCTTACTTTAAATAAAATTAAACACGCTGATACATTTTCAGGGACACGGGCAGATTTTGGTATTTTTTATTTTAAGTCTAATAGTAACATCAACTCTGTAACTAATTCTTCTTTCGTTGTAGACTATAGTGGTAGTGATCGTTTTGTACATAGCGCAGCGGCTACAACTCTTAACTCTTGTTCCTTTTTTCTTAAATGTAGTTCAGTAGGAGCTGGTGGTATAACATCATTTGTTTCGGGACCGGGTACTACAAAGAACACGATTTTTATGTCTGATAATGCGAGTGCGATTGCTGATAGTGTAATCGCTACATCAAACTGCACCAACTGCTGTATCTATCAAATGCACACCAACGACAGTAGTGGGGGTACGAACAACATCTTCGCAGACCCGCAATTCGTAGACTCCGCAAACGGCGACCTACGCCTCCGCCCAAACAGTCCTTGTATCGGTGCTGGAACCGCAAGCTAAGTAGTCATGGCACTCAATAAATTACACAAGAAGGACTTTACCATTGCGGTGAAGACGGGAACAGACGCGAACAAGTCGAAGTTTAAGAAGGAGGCTCAACAGGGTGAACTGTACTTCGCTACTGATACAAAGAAAATCTATGTAGCTGAGACTACCGCAGGAGCATCTGACGCGACGATTGCTGAGTTTGCTCCCACTTCAACAGGCAACTAATGCAGGAGACAGCACAAGGGTTATACCATTCGTTGGAGAATCAGCGGTGGTCGTTTTTAGACAGAGGACGTCAATCGTCAGAGTTAACCCTACCCTATGTACTGCCTCCTGACGGTCACAACTACGCCACTAAATACTACACACCGTACCAAGGCATCGGAGCACGTGGTGTTCTGAATCTATCGTCTAAGTTATTGTTAGCTTTACTACCACCGAACGCTCCGTTCTTTCGTCTTGTTATAGATAGATACGAACTAGACAAAGCGAAAGCTGAACTGGGACAAGAGGGCGCAGAGCAACTACGTACAGACTTAGAGAAAGCTTTAGCTGATGTAGAACGTAGTGTATCACAAGAGGTAGAAGTACAGAACTTTAGGAACGGTATCTTCCAAGCGTTAAAGAACTTGTTAATCACGGGTAACGCTTTGTTATATCTCCCGGATGAAGGAGGTATGAGAACGTTTAAGTTGGATCGTTACGTTGTTAAGCGTGATCCAATGGGTAACGTTACACACATAGCTGTCAAAGAAACAGTAGCACCTATGATGTTACCTGAGTCGGTACGGGAAGAAGTGTACAGACAAGAGAAAGAAAACACGTGTGATTTGTACACTGCTATCGTGCGTGAAGATGATGAATTTAAAGTGTATCAAGACGTAAAGGGAATGCTTATCGAGGAAAGCGTAGGACGTTATCCATTAGAAAAGTCCCCGTGGCTACCCTTGCGTTACACTCAAATAGACGGAGAAGACTACGGACGTGGGTTTGTTGAAGAGTATATCGGGGACATCCGCTCGTTGGAGTCGTTAACTAAATCAATCGTAGAAGCCAGTGCAGCAGCAGCTAAGGTATTGTTCATGGTCAATCCTAACGGAACGACACGGGCAAGAACACTGGCTGAAGCTCCTAACGGTGCGATTGTGCAAGGGTCTGAAGGAGACGTCTCCGTCTTACAACTTAATAAGTTCAACGATCTACGGACAGCACAGACTACAATGGCTGGTATAACAGATCGATTGAGCCAAGCCTTTCTACTGACATCGGGGGTTGTTAGAGATGCCGAGAGAGTGACTGCCGAGGAGATACGGATGTTAAGCCAAGAGCTTGAAGCTGCCCTCGGTGGTCTCTACTCTCTCTTAGCTCAGGAGATGCAACTGCCTATCGTCACTCGTTTGATGGATCGTATGTCCAAAGAGAAACGACTACCTAAGCTACCCAAGGATATTGTTAAACCTACCATCGTTACAGGTGTGGAAGCATTGGGTCGTGGTAATGATCTTAATCGTCTTGATATGTTTCTTGCCGGTGCTAATCAGGTAGTAGGACCACAAGCAGTCAATCAATATCTTAACGTATCTGATTACTTCAAGCGTCGTGCTACTGCTCTTGGTATAGAAACTGAGGGACTAATCAAGACGGAAGAAGAGATTCAACAAGCTATGCAGATGCAACAACAACAAGAGATGATGATGAAGTTGGGAAGCCCTGCCGTAGCACCCGCTATCAATGCTGCACAGGAGCAGTACATGGCAAGTCAACAAGAACAACCTACCGAGGAATAATAAATTATGGCAGAACTACACCGAGTAGAGATTAACGAGAAAGCACCGAATGAGATCGAACCCGAAGAAGCTC